GAAGGCATCATTTGTATTCTTTTTTCTATTTCATATGGATAACATGAATTATAATCCACTTTTAACCATTTAAAATCACTATCAATTCCATTTTTATTACTTGAATAATGATTTTCTAAATCTACATCACTCCATCCTTTCTCTATCATAACTAATCTTGACATTATTTGTCTTGGGGACATTTCAAGTTCCATCATATAAGTATTCTTCTTAAATGAATTTATCCAATTAAGTAATAACATAGTTTTCATACTCTTGGGAGGAGCTTGAATAAGTACTACTTCACCTGGATATATAGGAAAAGAATTAACTTGTGAATATAAATCTTTAAAATCAATTGGCTTTATATTACTTGTATAGAAGTCTATTAATACATTTTCCATATCAGTAGATGACATAATAGATTGATTCTTTTTTGATTTATATAAGAAACAGGTTGATTGACATAAAGAATTTTTGATATTATCATTGCATCCATAGTTATAACCACTATTATCATTAGCTGTATAACAAGAATTAATAATTTTATCTAATTCTTCTTTTGTAAATGGGACATTATGTTTATCAACTCGTTGTCTCCAATCTTCCATAATAAGACGAACTACATTTTCAGGGTATCTCCATCTTAAATGGGATCCCAATCTTAATGCAGTCATATGTCTACTACCTTGATTCACACCTTTTAACATTAACTGTATACAAGTATAATTTGTAGGATCTGGGTCTCTTCCAAGTTCTGTCTTAACTATCTTAGTTTCTTGAGTTTTTACTTTTCTTTCTAAAACATCAAATACAGGATCACATAATAATTGAGGATATTTAAAATCTGATCTTGGTTGATTTTTAAAATCTAAAGTAAATGATTTAAATTCAGTTTCTGTTAGTGGTATTTTCCATCTTTTAGATTTAGTATTTAAAGTATTAGGTACTCTAATTATTCTTGTCTTATCTGTAACAGATGGATCAGCATATTTATATATACCTATTTTATTTAATTCATCTTTTACTTTTAAATGAAGATCTTTACAAGGTTCCCACTTAAAGGCACAAGATGGTATATTTACATGAAATCCACGACCACTGAAGTATATTTGATAAGGAATATGTTTTTTATATAATAATTCA